CGAAAATACTATTGGACATCTCAGCGATCAAAGACAGGATCGAGAGACTGTCAGTGGATGATGACGCCAAGAAATCAGCGATACAGTCACTGGCCAACGCAGAAGAGGCTTTAGTGGCATTAGACGAAGGTGAATACGAACCGTTCCCAGAAGAGGACGAAATGACGTTCGAGGACGATGATGCGTTCTACGAAGCGTTTGGAGAACTGGGTTTCCCAGAAGACGAGACAGAATTATTTGACGCGGAGTACAGGGGCAGGAAAGTGCCACTGAACAAACCAATGCGTGGTGACGTGAAGAAATTCAAAGTATATGTTAAGGACCCAAAAACAGGAAACGTTAAAAAAGTGAACTTCGGACACGGTGGAAGTTCAGCGAGAAAAGCCGGACAGAAGACCATGAAGATAAGGAAGTCGAATCCAAAGGCGAGGAAATCATTCAGGGCGAGACACAATTGTGCCAACCCAGGACCAAAGACCAAAGCGAGATATTGGTCTTGTAGGAAGTGGTAACATGCAGATCCGTGAAGTAGTTGGCATTTCTGAAGAGGAATTTGAAGCATTGGCTGAGAAACAGGACGCCTGCTACCACAAAGTGAAATCAAGATACAAAGTATGGCCATCAGCCTATGCCTCTGGTGCTCTGGTTCAGTGTCGTAAAAAGGGTGCGGCCAACTGGGGTAACAAGAGCAAGAAGTAATGAAGGTAAACGAAATCCTAGAAGGTCAGCGTTGTTGGAAAGGGTACGAGAAAAAAGGTACCAAGATCATGTTTGGCAAACGTGTGAACAACTGCGTCAAACGTGAACACGTAGACTTCTGTGTGAACTGCCATTCCCTAGTGTTACATGAATCATTGGACGAGAACCTCAAGAAATGGTTCAAGGACAAATGGGTGCGTATGGGTCCAGGTGGTAAGATCAGAGGATCGTGTGGTGGCAAGAGCAAGGGCGAGGGTAAACCAAAATGCTTACCAGCCAAGAAGGCATATGCACTAGGCAAAAAAGGTAGGGCGAGTGCGGCACGTAGGAAGAGAAAAAAAGATCCAAATCCAGATAGACGTGGTAAAGCGATAAACGTTAATACCAAGAAGAAAAAAGCAAAAAAATAATTTGCATTGATCCAAAATCTGTTATATACTGTTGACAACAACAGGAGAAACAAATGGCAGTAAGAAACTTCAATGACGCTGAAAAGCAGAAACTAATCCAGATCATTTCCCAAGGTTCACAGGTACTAGGTGAAGTAGAGGATCTCAAAAGTGGATTGAAAGACACAGTCAAAGCAATAGCAGAAGAACTAGAATTGAAACCAGCACTTATCAACAAAGCGATTTCAGTTGCTCACAAGGGTAACTATCAGAACATCGCCGATGAGATGGACACGCTGGAGAGCATACTAAACACAGCCGGCAAACTTTAATGTTAAACAAAGTCAGATTATTCTGGCTTCGTAGTTACGAAAGTGATAAGACAGCGTTCTATTTTGAACTTGTCAGTTTCGTCTTCACAGTCGCGGCCAGTCTTACTCTAGCCATATCCGCCAGAGACCCTAACATGTTGATCGTGTATCCAGCATTCTTCGTTGGAGCCACAACTCAATGTTATGCCTCTTACCGCAGAGGAGCGGCATGGGTAATGATTTTGACTTTCTACTTCAGTTGTGTTAATATATTTGGATACGGCGTAGCCGCAGGATGGTGGTAAGATGAGTTACATAGACGCATTATACAAGAAAGATGAGGACAGGATTTATGTTGTAGAACGTGATCCTAAGAAAGGCAGGATATTCACAGAATACGATGCCAGGTATGTGTTCTACTATCCAGACGCAAGGGGCAAACACAGGGGTATGACAGGAGAGCCCTTGCAGAGAGTGGTTTGTTCCACAAACAAAGAATTCATAAAGGAGCAACGTATAAGGTCGAACAAGCAACTTTATGAACATGATATCAATCCCGTGTTCAGATGTTTGGAAGAGAATTATTTAGGTAAGGAAACTCCAAAACTGAACGTGATGTTCTTTGATATCGAGGTAGACTTCGATCCAGATCGAGGTTATTCCACAACAGATGATCCGTTCATGCCCATAACTGCCATAAGTTGTTACATGAGCTGGACGGATCAACTGGTCACACTCGCGGTGCCGCCCAAGACTATCAGCATGGCGGACGCTGAAGAACTCACCAAGAGATTTGAAAACACCATGTTGTTTGAGAAAGAGAAAGACATGCTGGACGCTTTCCTACAACTTGTGGAAGACGCGGACATACTTTCGGGTTGGAACAGTGAGGGTTACGATATTCCATACACCGTTGGTCGTATACAGAAAACATTAAGTGGTGACGACACAAGGAGATTGTGTTTCTGGGGCGAGAAGCCAAAGAGGAGAGTGTTTGAGAAATACGGTAGAGAGCAGTTGAGTTTTGACCTGGTAGGACGTGTACACCTAGATCTGCTTGAACTATACAGGAAGTACACATACGAGGAGAGGCACAGTTTCAGACTAGACGCCATAGGTGAACACGAACTGGGCGAGAAGAAAACTGTGTACGAGGGATCACTCGACAACTTGTACAAGAATGATTTTGGATTATTCATAGAGTACAACAGGCAGGATACCGCACTGCTGGCCAAACTTGAGAAAAAACTAAAGTTCATAGAACTTGCGAACGAGATAGCACACCAGAATACGGTATTGCTACAGACGACAATGGGTGCTGTTGCTGTAACTGAACAGGCTATAGTAAACGAGGCACACAGACGTGGTATGCAGGTACCAGGCAGGAAATATAAAAAAGAAGGTGAGGAGAACCAACCAGCGGCAGGTGCCTATGTGGCGACACCAACGAAAGGCATACATGACTGGATTGGCTCAATAGACATCAACAGTCTGTATCCTAGTGTGATTAGGGCACTGAACATGGGACCGGAAACCATAGTTGGTCAGATACGTCCTGTGATAACATCAGCAGAAATAAATAGGGCAAAGCACGCCAAGAAATCATTCGCGGCGGCGTGGGACAGTCAGTTCGGCAGTTGGGAGTACCAGGCAGTGATGAATCAAGAGAAAGGCACAGAGATAATCGTTGACTGGGAAGACAATACCAGTGTGCGTATGAGTGCGGCACAACTGTATGAAATCATATTTGATGGCAACAACAAGTGGATGTTGAGTGCGAACGGAACAATATTCACTTATGAGTATGAGGCCATTATCCCAGGACTACTAAAACGTTGGTATGCAGAACGTCAAGAAATGCAACAGAAAATGCGAGAATGTGGCGACAACGAAATTGAAAGAGAATATTGGGACAAGAGGCAACTTGTTAAAAAAATTAATTTGAACAGTCTGTATGGTGCGATATTGAATCCAGGTTGCAGGTTCTTCGACATAAGGATCGGACAAAGTGTAACACTAACTGGTAGGTGCATAACAAAACACATGGCCAGCAAGGTGAACGAAATTGTAGCGGGTAGTTACGATCACAAAGGAGAAAGTGTTGTTTACGGAGACACAGATTCCGTGTACTTTACAGCACACAAAACACTACAAAAAGAAATAAACGATGGAGTGATACCGTGGACAAAAGATTCTGTCGTGGCCTTGTACGACAAGATATCTGACGAGGTTAACGGATCATTTAAGTCGTTCATGACCAAAGCGTTCCACACACCAAGCACACGTGGAGAAGTCATCGCGGCGGGTAGAGAACTTGTTGCTTCAAAAGGATTGTTCATAACAAAGAAAAGGTATGCGGTACTGTATTACGACAAGGAAGGTAAACGTGCAGACACAGAGGGCAAGGAAGGCAAAGTTAAGGCAATGGGTCTTGACCTAAAACGTTCAGACACTCCTGTGTATGTGCAAGACTTCTTGAGTGAGATACTGTACATGGTACTGACTGGCAAGACCGAGAAAGAGGTACTTGATAGGATAAGCGAATTCAGGGCAGAGTTCAAAGCAAGGCCAGGCTGGGAGAAAGGTTCTCCTAAGAGGGCAAACAACATGACAAAATACACAGAAGAGGAAGAAAAGAAAGGCAAAACCAACATGCCAGGACATGTGAGGGCCAGCATGAACTGGAACAAGTGCAGGGAGATGTACGGAGACAAATACAGTATGCCAATCACAGATGGTGCAAAGGTCATTGTGTGTAAACTGAAAAGTAATCCATTAGGTTACACCAGTATTGCTTATCCTGTTGACGAACTGCGTATTCCAGAATGGTTCAAGGAACTTCCATTTGACGGTGATGCCATGGAAAGCACAATACTTGACCAGAAGATAGACAACCTTATAGGTGTGCTGGATTGGGACGTGCAGAGTACAGAAACCACAAACACATTTAATAAATTATTTGAATTTTGATGTTAAGCATAGAAGAAATTAAATTACTAATAGAAAAATTAGAAAAGGTCAAAAAAGAAGACCTGCAGGAGTTGATAGATTCAAATCTACAAATACTGAAGGATATAGAGTTGGCCGTTGACGCAAACAACAAACAGGTGATAGATAGATTAGACAAGACCCCACAATGGTTCCGACGGGATTTAGAGCAGAAGAGAAAAACACCCATAGTCGACAGTTGGTTGTACAGAACAGTGCAAACAAAGATATTCCAATTCGCAAGGACCAACATATACAACAGCCTAGAGATAGGACCAGGTACGGGAATGTTCTCTAAGGAATTCAGGGCTTGGAGATTGAACTTCTTCCTAGACATATTGCCTGCCGTTGATGTTGAAAATAAAATTAGGAGAAGATTCAAACCAGGACATCAAAAATATCTAAACTTCTACCTGACCAGGAACACCGAGTGCTCGAACATTCCACAGGGAAGTTGCAACTTCGTGTTCAGTTGGGACACGTTCGTGTTCTTCACACAACAGCACGTGCAACAATACTTACACGACATCAAAAGGGTGTTGATACCAGGAGGTTACTGCTTCTTGCAATATGCTGATTGCCATTATGACGTGGACCTTGCACTGGCAAAAAGAGGGTACTGGAATTACAACACCAAGACAGCCATGACGCAGATGATCAAAGACGAAGGATATGAGGTTGTTGAGATGAACCAATTCAGACCGGGTGCCAACTACGCCGTCTTCAAGAAACCTGGTAAACAAAATCCTGCAGTGTACAAAGTTAGTGAATTAACAC